CTCCACGAAGAAAAAGGGGAATACACAACAATCGCAGGCGAACTGTCACCATGGCAACGCTTGCTCAAACACATACAAGAAAACAATCTCACAATAACGTCGCTCTCTTTGTGTACCAAAGAAGGGCGACGTTTTCATTTACCGAGCGCCGGAAACAACCCACGTTTCAAGGCATTTGTGGAAGCAGAAAAACCAGCATCATACAAGATGTTTCGTCAAATTGGAGTCGATATAATGAATGGAAAAGCTGGAAGCCAAGAACTCTACACAGTGATTGAGGCTTTTTATAATGAAAATTTTGGGTTGCAAATATGGGTATGTGAAAAAACAGGTCATTCTTGGAGTCTTATTTTGTGATATGAAATTTATAGATGATAAAATAATTTTTTATAAAGAAAAAATTTCATCTTTTGCTCGTCATCTTGAAATTGAAGTAGGAGATATAAAAGAACCGGGGCGTTTCCTTCCACAATTCAAAACAAAACATTGGGGAAACGAATGTAATTTTTCAATTCGTCTTCTTGATGATGATTATGATTCGGGTGTTGTAAGTGAAATTGGAGATAAAATTCAGTGGGAGCGTGCCGGACGCAAGGTACGAATGTATGAAAAAGATTCAGATGATGAAGATGGAGCTTTTGAGTTTGAGGTTGAACTTGCAGAAAAACCTATAGATAATGTTCTTCGTTTTTCTATTCAAAGTAAAGAATTTAGATTTCTTTATCAAAGACCGCTTACGCAAAAAGAGATTGATGATGGAGGCTCACAGCCAGAGAATACTATTGGATCATATGCTGTATATCATAAAACAAAAAAACACAATCTTACTGGTGGTAAACACTACAGGGCGGGAAAAGCTTTTCATATTTACCGGCCTTGGGTTGAGGATTCAGAAGGTACTAGAGTATGGTGTGACCTAAGGATAGATGATGTAAGTGAGGAATTAACAATTACTATTCCACAGGAATTTTTAGATACTGCTGTTTATCCAATTCTTGTTGACCCTACTTTTGGTTACACAAGTGTTGGTGCAATTACAAATATCTATATAGCTAATTTTATTGCAAATCGTTCTATAATGATTGGGAGAGCAGCTACGTTGTCAGAAGATGGTACGCTTGATTCTCTTCATGCCGCTATTTCTTCTGGGGCACCTGATTCTGACTATTACGTTGCATTATATAGAGAAGATAGTGCTGGGAGCGGTTCTCATGATAAGGTGGCTGGCTATGAAAAGAGTTATAATCCTGACGGAACTTTTGAAACTTTTACTGCTGGCGATGAAGAGATTGTTGCGGATGATTATGTTTTTGGAGCAGTTGGTCATGGTGACGATTCGGGTATTGGACCTCCTCCGCAATTTGCTGGAATTTTAGCTGATACGGGTGGGGCTAGTTCAAATATTTATTCTGAAACTACTAGTGAGGCGGGTAGTTATAATACGCGAAAATCAGAAGATCCATGGACGGAGACTGCCTCCACTTCAACAACTGAATATTCTCTTTATGCTACTTATACCGTTGGCGAAACCACGGCAAATGATTCTCGAGATAGTGAGATCACAGGGCAGGATAGCGCAAATTCAAATCGTGATGCGGAAATTTCAGGTGAAGCAACAGATAATGATAACAGATCGGCTGAGATATCTGGTGTAGATACCACAGAGGACGCCAGGAGTGCCGAAATAAGCGGTCAAATAGCAGATAATGATAGCAGAGATGCGGAGATCACGGGAACTCTTGGGGCTACAGATAACAGAGCTTCGGAGATGCACGGAGTCGCTACAGACAATGATTTTCGTGCGGCAGAATTGACAGGATCACAAGAGGCAAACGATGCAAGAGCTTCCGAAATAATTGGAGAGGCCCCGGCAAATGATTCACGAGATAGTGAAATTACCGGTGAGATATCAATAACAGATAATAGAGATGCAGAAATAACGGGAGTCGCTGGCGCAACTAATTCACGAGACACGGAGATATCCGGAGTCGCCACAATAAACGATGCCCGGAGCGCGGAAATCACAGGACAGTTGTCGGCAAATGATGCAAGGAGTTTTGAAATTACAGGGCAGGTTGTTATTACAGATTCAAGAGATGCGGAGATCACGGGTGAAAATGTAGACAACGACGCAAGAGGAGCAGAGGTCAACGGTGAAGCAGTAGCAGAGGATAGCAGAGATGCCGAAATTTCTGGTGAAATTATATCGAACTCAAACAGATCGTCGGAGATCACGGGAACTCTTGGGGCTACAGATAACAGAGCTTCGGAGATGCACGGAGTCGCTACAACAAACGACGTCCGGAGTTCTGAAATTACAGGAGTCGCAACAATAAACAGCTCGAGAAGCGCAGAGATTTCCGGTGAAATAAATCAAAACGATTCAAGAGATGCGGAGATCACGGGTGCAACCTTAACAGGCAATAGCAGAGGCGCAGAAATTTCTGGTGGCTTAATTGTTACCGACACCAGAGCAGTCGAGATTATTGGTGAGGCAATTATAAATGATTTTCGATCTGCTGAAATCAATGGAACTGAGCAAGCGGTTGATTCGAGGGCTTCTGAGATCACCGGAATCGAGACAGTTTTCTCATCTAGGAACTCAGAAATTACTGGTATTCTGGGAAGTTCATCATCCAGAGGGGCCGAAATCAACGGACAGAGAGTAAATCCGTACTGTCCCCTACCCTCTCCTTATACCCCGAAAACTTCCCCGTACACTAGGAAAGAGGGGATATATAGCCCGTATCCTAAACGAAACTGCAATTAAGTGGTATAATATAAACATATGGCACAAAAAGGCTACACGACAAAAGAGGATATCGAAAATTATATACTGTCAGATATCGACAGTTCTTTCGACGATCAAATTGATGAATGGATCGAGGCAGTTGAGAACATCATAGACAAAATGACAAACCGCAATTTTATCGCTGATACGGAAGCCACCGCACGTCTATTTGATGGTGATGGTTCAGAAAAATTGATTATCGATGAGGCCGTAGAGATCACCAAAGTGGAAGTTGGCAACGATGATTATGGTGCGAGCTTTTCAGAAGTATCGGCAAGCGGAGCTGGTAGATATTTTCTCGAGCCGTCAAATTTTACAGTGCGAAACTTACCTGTCTATATGGTAACTCTAAGATCGCAAGTGTTTGTCTGTGGAAAACAGAATCAACGCATCACGGCAAAATGGGGATCTTTTGTGGCCGTCCCGGAAGATATCAGCTTTGCTGCGACTGTATTTGTTGCAGGTATTTTAAATCAGAGCAGACAAGGCGGGGATGAAATCAAGAGTGAGAAGATCGGAAATTATCAGGTCACATATAACACCGACAAAGACGGGAATTCCTGGGCGGATTTTTCAAGAGCGATGGCGATTTTATCAGTAAACAAACGCATTCTGATATGAGCATAGAGAGATTTTTCACGACAACTTTCGCAGTCACTCGGATGAGTTGGTCAAATGAAAGTTCGGCCGAAGTATCCGCAGGCTCTTTTATTGGTCATATTCAACAGGCCCGGCCAGAACATGCAGAATTCGTCGGTGAAGCGTGGGGCCAGACATTCCTTGTGTGGTGCGCGCAGGATACGGACGTACAGGCCGGTGACACGATCACTATAGCGTCAGGGGACTATTCCGGCACATATTCAGTAAAGAACGTACAAAACAACGCCACAGGCTCAAATGACCATCTTGAGGTTACTATAATCAAGGACTGATATGCCAGCTTCTGCTTTAAAAATTGAGATGATAGGGAGGAAAGAACTGGAAGCGGCCATAAAACGTAATCCGCAGAAGGTATTGAAAGAAGGTAGGCTGTATATAACACGAGGCCTCGCAGTTTATAAGCAGGGAATTTTGAGGAGCCCATGGAGAGTAGGTGGGAATGGTGGGGGTGCGCCAGTATCAAATGATTCTCGTTTTCCTAGATCAAACCAAAGACAGAGATCAGGCAATTTGAGAGACTCGCATCAAACGACTATCAGAGGCCTTGTCGGGCGTATAGGACCAAACAAATCGCTCTCACCGTATGCAAATTTTGTCCATGAAGGGACTAGAAAAATGAAAAAAAGACCATGGCTTGACCATGTCAAGAAAACGAAGGATGGGAAAATCACAAAACTTTATAATCGGATGCTCAAAAATATAGTAGCCGACCTAGCAGAATAATATATGTTCGCAGCAATCAGATCAAAAATCGACGCAACCCTCGCAGCAATACCAGAAATAAAACAGTATTCATCTTCACCAAAAACGAAGATATCTAACTATCCCTATGTGTTTTATTTTCCTTCCGGATTTGAAAATTCATATGAAACAAACCAGGAAAATTTGAAGGTGTATCGCTTTCAAATGTTTGCGATAGTGGGAACAAAACAGACAACAGAAGCCTCGGCGTCCGATGTTTTGGCTGGGGTAGTGGATGCAATCATTACAAAATTTGATGAAGATTGGAATCAAGGACTTATCGATAATCATAGAGTCTGGATGACAATGGACTCTGGGGACTCATGGGAAATGTCAGAAGAGCAGGACGGGCTTGAGATATACGCTCCATTGTCGCTAGAATTCCGCTTGTTGACAGACGTATAAAAATGCTATAATACATATATCAATTTTAAAGAAAAATCCATATGGAAATAATAGGAAGACAAATAGAGTTCGGTGTCGCTACAGAAGCAGTCCGAAGTGTCGCGGAAAGTTCCGCAGACAAATGGATGCGTAAAGTGACCGCAAATATTGTCGAGCGTGCAGAACATGCACTTGACGATACCACAAGAGGCCGCCTCGAGGATGGGGAAGGTCGAAGAGTAGTACAGAAATTTGTAGAAGGGGATCTCGAGGGAGTGCTACATGCCGACGTACTCGGGTGGTTTCTCTCAAATGTTTACGGGGTAGTTGTATCTTCAAATGTCGTTGGATCCGTTTATTCGCATGTGTTCACACTCGGTCAGAATATCCAGCATCCGAGTCTCACACTTTTTGCAAAAGACGGATCTGTTCAACAGCTCACTTTCGCAAATTCAATGATAAGCACGCTTGAAATGAGCGTCGCAATCGATGAGCTTGTGCGTTTTACAGTTTCGTTTATCGGAGGAGTTGCAGCAGATGATACAGATACACCGTCCTATGATACGGAGTACGACTTTATTGCTCGAGATGTAGAGGTGAAAATTGCAGATTCAGAAGGAGGATTAGCTGGTGCGACCGCTACGAAAGCAAAAGATTTATCTATTACATGGGATCAAGGACTTATCAGAGATCATGTAGTGGGATCGTATGACCCGGATGATATCTACAATGCAAAATTGATGATCGAAGGAGAGCTAACTCTCAATTTTGCGGACGAGGCTCTAAAAGATTTGTATCTTAGTGATGATGCAAAATATATGAGCATCACAATACAAGGTGCAGCAGATATCGGAAGCGGTAACAATCCTACTATCACAATTCTTTTGAACAAAGTGCAGTTCATGGATTGGAATAGAGAAGGCGCCGCAAATGAACTCTCCACAGAGACCGTCACATTCCAAGCATTCTACAACCCAGCAGACACACAGCAGTCACAAGTGACTCTCCAAAACTTGACAAGTTCATACGTGAACGTGCCAAGCAGCTAAAAAAAACACGGGCCGGCACAATGTCGGCCCGTGAAATGTTGTTCTATGCGTACTTTTTTTCAAAGTCCTCTTGCTTTACCCCAGCCCATCGGATAATATCCACTATCGCAATGACAGAGGGTATCCCAGTCCAGAAAAAAACGCAAAGAAGCACTCCGATGCCTATCTGTCCAACATAAAAACGCTGGACACCAAAGGCCCCTAGAAAGAGTGCAAGCAACATAGCGACAGTCTTGTTTCTCATATGTACGTATTAAGAATTAAATCATACAATCATACTATAACATAATATAGAAAATATGTCAAGACCAGTACGAACAATCAAACTTGCAGAGTGCGAAGTAGATATCGTCACAGAGCTCACGTGGGGAGAAAAAGAGAGATGTCAAAATGTACTTTTGAGTGGTGCAAAAGTGGACTCAAAAGGTCTGAAAGATTTTGACGCCAGTTCTCTGTATGAAGCAAAACTTTTTCTCATGGAAATTGGAATTATTGAGATACGAAAAGGTGAAGTCAAAAGCAAATTTAAAAAAGAATGGGTCGAAAATTTATCGGCAAGTGATGGTGATTTACTCTACGATGAACTCGATAAGCTCAATAAAAAAAAAGAAGCTTAGAGGATGAACATCTAAAATGGCAAATTCAAGGCAAAAAAGATCCCGGTGTGGATGTAGTAATGGAGTCGCTAAGCGAAAGATATGGGTGGACACCAGATCAAATACGATCTATGCGGTGGGAGGACGTCGATAATTACCTTGAAATAATCAGGATGAAAAATAGACTTGAAAATGCAAGGGCAAAAAAATCAAAAATGAAAAAATAGCATATGCCAGATAGTCGAGAATTACAATTATTACTAACACTCAAAGACAAGGCCAGCAAACAGCTCGCTGGTGTTTCTAAAAAATTTGAGCAAAATGCAAAGAAAATCGGCAAAGCGATGACTGTCGCAGGTGTGGCAATCACCGCTCTCGGTGTGACGAGCATCAAGGCTTTTCAGGCACAAGAACGAGCTGAAACCCGTTTGACTCAAATTGCAAAAGAAGTCACGGGCGCAACGGATGAACAGATCAAATCCATGAAAGATCTTTCGGCCGAATATCAAAAACTTGGAGTTGTCGGCGATGAGGTTCTTATTTCCGGACAATCTCAACTTGCATCATTTTCATTGACGTCAGATGAAATTGGCGTATTGACCGGAAGCATGGCCGATTTATTGGTCGCGAATAAAGGTGTCAATGCAACACAAGAAGACGCTATCACTTCGGCAAACGCCCTCGGCAAAGCCGTAGCAACTGGACTTCTCGGACCTCTCCAGCTTTCAGGTGTTTTATTGACAGATCAACAAAAAGCATTATTTGAAGTTGCAGACCAAACAGAGAGGGTAGCTATTTTGAATGATGTGCTACAACAAAATTATGGGGGTTTGAATGAAGCCATGCGACAAACGTCGGAGGGTGGAGTACAGGCACTGAAAAATAGTTTTGGTGATCTTCAAGAACAGATCGGAGCTCAGCTCGTGCCGATGCTTCAAAAAATTGTTGATAAACTCAAACCTATTATCGACAATGTTATGGCTTGGATCAAAGAAAACCCGGAACTAACACAAAAGATCGTCATGGTTGTTGCCGCACTTGGTGCATTTCTACTCATCATGGGACCAATACTTATGGCAATCACTGGGCTCATTGCGGTTTTCGTATTCCTCTTCTCGCCAATAGGGTTAATTATAATCGCGATCGGCTTGCTCATAGCAGTTGGCGTATTCTTCGCTCTCAAATGGACGGAAATCAAAGAGGATTTGTTAGTGATATGGAATGAACTTGCAAAAGTCGGAGGACAAATAGCAACAAAATTGAAAGAAGCTTGGGCGAGTTTTACGGGTGCAATTAAATCGGCAATCGTCGGTGCTTTCGAGTCTGTAAAAAGTGTTATAAAGTCCGGGATAAATTGGATTATAAACAAACTCAATAAATTTGTCCGGGCGGCGAATGCAATTACTTCAAAGATGAATATTGTACCAGGTGTCAATATTCCAAATATTCCGGAAATACCACATCTCGCGAAAGGTGGAATTGTGACACAGCCTACCACGGCGCTCATCGGAGAGGCCGGATCCGAGGCTATCATACCGCTCGACAAAGCAGGCGGATTTGGCACTACAATCAGTATCACTGTCAATGGAGATGTAACAGGTATGGAACTCGTCGGAAAAGTAAAACAAGCAATTATGATGGAGCTTGGGCAAAATACACGCTTTGCCACAGGATAATTTTTTCTATGATAACAGTCGAGATCAACAGCGTCGACGTTACCGATCAAATAGAACAGAGGACTTTGCAGGTCACACAGAATCTCACATATCAGGTTGACACTGCGTTTTTCAACGTCAGAAAGGGAGGATCAAAAACGCTCGTCCCTTCTTACGGAGATGAGATCGAAATATACGACGGCTCTGAAAAAATACTTGGCGGTACTATTCTATCCGTCAACATAACACCTATCGCAGGCGCAGAGGGTGAATTTTTTGTTGTGAATTGTGTTGATCGTACATATGAAATGGACAAACTCATGGCGGCCAAGACTTATGAAGACGAAACCATCGAGGATATCATTGCAGATCTTGTCACTACATATGCGTCAGCTTTCACGACCGTAAACGTAAACTCAACCCTTCTCATTGAAAAAATTGTCTTCAATCAAGTGCCTCTATCGGTATGTATAAAGAGACTCGCCGATACTGTTGGCTATGATTGGTATGTCGATTCAGACAGAGATATACATTTCTTTTCAAAAGATGCAAATTCCGCGCCGTTTGGTATCACTGATACGAACGGAAATTATGTATATAATTCACTCAATCGAGTTGTAGACGGTAGCCAGGTGGTCAATACGGTCAAAGTCAGAGGTGGCGAATACAATGGAAATACTTATAGCGATCAAATAACCGTATCCGGAAATAATACCAAATCTTTCAAATTGCCATACCGTTTCGCAAATCTCACAGTCACACTGGACACCGGAGGCGGACCAGTCGCACAAACAGTCGGGCTCGATTTCATTGATGACTTCACGAGCAAAGATGTACTCCACAATTTTCAGGACAGGATGATACGATTTGAAACCGCACTCTCTAGTGGTGATATTATTGCGTTCACAGGAAACCCAAAAGTCAGAGTGTTCACTATTGCCGAAGATCCTATATCCAAAGAAGCATACGGGGTAATAGAAAAATTGATACGAGACGGCACAATAGAGAGTAATGCTATTGCTCGAAGACGCGCAAGCGCCGAATTGTTCATCTATTCGGAGCCTATTATCGACGCAAAATTTACTACCTACACAACAGGGTTGCGTACTGGTATGATTATGACAGCACAAAGTGATATACAAGGCTTTGAAGAGGAATTGATGATAAAATCTCTCACTTTCAAAATGCGCGATCACGACAATTTTCAATATGAAGTGAGTCTCGTGTCTACACGACGTTATGATTTCATTACTCTTTTACAGCAACTTATTGAGCCGGACGCACAGCCTTCGGATGAAAATGAGACTAGCGAACAAATATATGCGGATACACAAGTCGTCACAGTACAAGAAGAATATGAAGTCGTTGCGCCTTTTGAGGATGAGGAGGATATCACAGTATCAGAAAATTATATACTAAATCCTCTCGGTGCAGGCGTGGACGCTCTTTATACCTTGTCACCATACACACCGTCCGGTCAACTAGACACAAGAAGACCGGGACGTCTAGGGATTTCCTTTAGAGTCTATTGATATGCTATAATGTATATATATGAATGTTTACAAAAACAAAGAAAACATCGGAGTCATTGGCGAGTACACATGTTTTTCGCTTGCGCCATGGATAAAAAAAGGCGACAAGGTTCTCGATGATTTGCGCCGAGCCGCGCGCACAAACAACAAAAGAATAATTGACGCACTCAAAGCGACTGGTATTATTCTTGAAATAAAAGAAGCAAAAAATCTCATCCCTACCACGGGGCGCAATGTACTCGCAAGGTTGCTCACAGGGGATCCCACATATTCCGGAGAGGTCGACTGGGGAGCTCTCGGAAGTGGGACGACACCTTTCACGAACGCATCCACACAGCTCAACACAGAGGTATTTAGAAGCCAGGCAGATTCGCAAGCATTCGATGATAATATTGCATATATTGACTGGTTCATTGCAGCCGGAGATGTCGCAGATCAGACATTTGAAGAATTCGGAGCTTTCATTGATGGTTCGGGAGCAGCAGACAGCGGGCAGGCTTGGTCATTGCTTATCACCGGGGGATGGGTGAAGAGTGGAGCCGTGTTCATAAGTGGAAAATATACTTTTATATAAAATTATGAGTGATACAGCTAGACCAAAATCAGGAGGGGATCTTGTAGACGAGGACGAAGTCAATGCAGACTTTCCTATTGTTTTGGATGCAGGGGCCACAATAAACGGTGCGACATTACCCGTACCTGTTTATGTGTTGGTAGCGGACGGCGAATTATATCCTTGCGATGCAAACGATACCGCAAAATTAGATTTCATTGGATTCGTAGTAAATAATACAACAGACGGAAACCCGGCCACGCTTCAAAAAGATGGTGTTGTAGATGGTTTTTCCGGTCTCACGATTGGCGCAATGTATTATGTGCAAGATGCCATCGGCACAATAGGATCTACACCCGGCACATTTTCCATACCAGTCGGCCGTGCCGTTTCTGCAACTCAAATTGCTATACAAAAAGAGGAGTTCGGTGTCTATATAGGCTCGGAAGCAATAAGCACAAACGAAGGATCACCGACAGATAATTTGACAATCCCAGCCGGCGCTAGAATGGCAATTATTTCCGTTTCACATAATGATGGTGTATCTGGTGCGCGAAACTCTCCACAAATGATAGTAATGCGAAACGGAATTACGGACACCGGTGCAATAACACCATCATATCAACCCCAAAACGATGACTATACACATCGGGCGCAATGGAACGCAACCCTTGATGTAACACAAGGCGGGACCGACGCAACCCACACGATGGCAGGCACAGCTTATTTTTATAGATAAATATGTTGGAGGAAAAAACACCAAAACAAAGAAGTGAGGATCATGATCTGCTTATAAAATTGGATACACGATTTGGGATATTTGAAAAAACGATGGCAGAAATGACAGCGACGTTGCACGCAAAATTTGAAAAAGTATTTTCGCTTATCGAAAAAAAAGCAGACAAAGAGGACGTGCGGGAAATCAAAAAAGAGATAAAATATATTGATACCAGGGTCAAATCTGTCGAAGATAAGCAGGAAACACAAGAGGCCAAAAAACAAACATTGATCGATATAGGAAACATGGGAGTGAAAGGATGGGGTATTTTAATCGGAGGAGTGAGCTTTTGCATAATGATCATTGAGTGGATTAAAAATTAAACAAAACATATGTCAGTATACGACCCAAACGATCTAGAAGAAAATGAAAAAAATCTTGATTCTCAAACACCCTCGTCAGGCAGGATGATAAGAGAAGATTTCACTATTGCAAATGAAGGCGACACAATAGAGGGACCAGTAGGGAAAAAACATGTTAGATCTTCTATTCAAGCAGGCGACTCGCCGAGTATTGATGCCTTCGGACGCTGGCGTGTTTCAAATCCACAGACTCTTTTTGACAGCAAAAATATTTTCAATGATGAAGGGATATCGGATAGTTTAGAAAATGAGCCACTATTTTATGATAATCAAGAAGTATCCGGAGGTGGCACGAGCACACTTTATAATGCAAATGAAGCATCACAATCAATCTCTGTTTCTTTGAACACCGCTGGTAGACGGGTACGTCAAACAAAAATGCGTTTCAATTATCAACCTGGAAAAAGTCAATTGGTTTTTTTGACGTATAATCTCGAGAGATTGGATGAGAATATCACAAAAAGAGAAGGAATTTTTGATGATGAAAATGGTCTTTTCATGGAAGCAGTAGGCGAAGCGGTCGGCTTTGTTCGGAGATCTTTTGTTACCGGCTCCGCCGTGGATGATCGAATTGAACAAGAGGACTGGAATATCGATCAAATGGATGGCAACGGAGTGTCCGGAGTTACTCTTGACTGGACCAAAACACAAATTTTGATTATAGATTTTGAATGGCTTGGTGTAGGTCGTGTCAGAATGGGATTTGTTGTGGACGGGAAAATCTATTATGCACATGAATTTTTGAATGCAAATAATCTCGATGTCGTGTACATGTCGACACCAAATTTACCACTGCGATCTGAAATTTCAAATGACGGAAGTGGTGCAGCATCCATATTGACACAGATTTGTTCTACAGTAATATCCGAGGGAGGATCGCAAGACCTTGGTATGATAAGATATGCGTCCACGGAAGGCACTCATCTTGTCGCGACAACAGAAAACACACTGTATGCGTTGATGGGCATAAGATTGAAATCCAATTATATCGGGGCGACAATAAAACTACTCAACACCGCCATACAAATACAAACGGCCACAGATAAAATCGAGTGGGTACTAAAATTCAATCCGACAGTCGCCAGCACTTTTGCATATTCAGGACTTTCAAATTCTGCAATAGAGGTCGCAAAAGGTGTCACAGCGAATACGGTCACGGGTGGTATAGACATTACAGGAGGCTTTTTAGAAACTGGAAATCCGGCGACAGGAGCCGCAAAGTCTTTGGAAAAAGATTTGAAAAATGCTCTTTTACTCGGTTCTTTAATTGATGGAACTGTCGACGAATTGGTTTTATGTGTACGTCCTATTGCAGGATCGACAAGCGTGTCAGTTGAAGGCTCTATGTCTTGGAATGAATTAGTATAATAAAAATCTATATGGAAAAAACAACGGAAGAAAATTTATATGGACTAGGTTGCGAGCTCGTAGAGGATGATGAGCGGAACTTTGGATATCACAATATTGCAGTAGGCGGTGTTATTGATTTGCCGGACGAGTTTGAAGTTGAAACGCCACACACTTATCAAGGTTCGATCGACAGTTGCGTCGGCCAAGCTGTAGCAGGTGCAAAAAGCACACAAGAAAATGATCCAAAATCACCACGCTTTCTCTGGTCGCTTTGCAAAAGAGCACAAAAGTATAAAGGTTGGGGCACGAATGTACCACTTGCTTTGAAGATGTTGCAAAAAATAGGTGTACCGAAATTGTCTACAATATCAGAAGATCCTAAACTACCGCGTGAAACATACATGCGTGTAAGTGATAATTCTGCGCAGTCTGTATATGATGAAGCCGCAGAAGCGAAGTCAGATAGTTATTGGTACGTATATAGCAAGAATTTGCAGCTTGTAAAACAAGCGCTCTTCACAGAGAAAATTCCGCTCGTAACAACAATGATGTGGTACAAAGAATATAATCAACCTATTGACGGATTTTTACCACGGCCAAAAAATGAAGCAGCAGGACATGGCTTTCGTTTTGTAGGGTGGAAGAAAATAGGGGATCGCTATAGATGGAAATTCAAAAATTCTTTCCGCGAAGAATGGGGAGTCGAAAAAGGATGTTTCTATATTTGGGAAGATGAGTTGAATTCGATTTATAATATCGGCACGTTCTTTATTACGGTTGATATTCCAAAAGAAGAGGCGAGCATCATGGACAAATATGCTGGTGAATTGATAAAGAATGCAGACGATGCGAAAGTGTTTTTTGTGCAAGGTCGTGATATTGTCTGGATCCAGAGCGAGGATACTTTCAACTTTGGGAAAAATAAAATGTGGGGAGATTGGAATGACATTTTGACTGTACCGGAAGAACTCAAAGAAACAAAAAAACTATCTCTTAATTCAGCATCATAAATTTATGGAATATCTCATCGGTGTCGTCGTCGCGCTTATTGTGCAGGTGGCAAAAAAAATATCAAATACTACGACGTTTGGTACATATGTCTTTCTGCTTGCAATGTCGCTCGTGGGAGCTGGGATATATTATATGCTTTCTGTATCCGCATATTGGGAAGCAACGTTGCAAATCGCAGCAATCGCAGCAGGTTTTCATAACTTGGTGATCCGAAGATTTGAAGAAACAAAATAAAAAAAACCCCCTTTTTATTTGGTCAAATGAGGTACTTCATGGGTACTCCTATTGTCCGGATAAGAGGGGTTTTTTATTACAAAGTTATCCACAGCAGGTGGGTTGACAAATACTTATTTGCATGATATAATACAATCATACAAATAAGCAATCAACATATGGACAACGAAATCAAATGTACCTCTTGCGAAAAGATGTACGAAGCGGACACAATAATCATTGTCGCGACAGAGCCGTTTTGCATCGGTTGCGCAGAAAGGGAATAAATTATCACCACCGGCGCCCGCAGAAGTAGAGTCTCAAAAAAATAAACATAAAAAGACCTGTCATATGAAAAATTATAAACAAGGATCCTATATACATTTGAAAATCACACTTCAAGATATCGCTTTCATTGTTATGGTATTTGTGGCCATAATCGCAGTAATCATCGGTTGGATCAGTACCGAGGTTGTAAAAGCAGAAGAAACACCCTATGAGATCCAAATTGATAGTACCGAGAAGCAGGACAGGGTCATCGAAGAGGAGAAAAAAGACAGCAAGATGGTACTAGCGAATACAGGGATGGTCGCCTCTATATCAGACAATACAGTGGCGTCGCAAAATATAAGAGAAGTGACTGCCTATAACGTCGGAGACGTTGCGCAGACAGATGACACGCCGTGCATCGGTGCATGGGGTGACGATCTTTGTGAGATGCTTGACTGGGGTATAAAGGTGTGTGCATCAAACTCATTTGCCAAAGGTACACATTTGAATATCAAGCATTACGGAGAGTGCATCGTATTGGACCGGATGAACTCACGATATACGAATCGGATCGATATTGCGATGAAGCTCACAGAAAAAGAGCGCGCCATAAAATTTGGTCTTCAAAAACTTGAGGTGACAGAATTAAAATAATTCACAAGGTATACTTTTTGATAATAGCTCTTTACAATTTGATTTTTCAACGTGGGGGTGGCGGAATAGGTAGACGCTATAAATGGTTATCCGTAAATACGGAGCTATGCAGGGTGACAATCTCAGGTAAGATACAGAACTATAGATAACTGTATTCTATGAGCAAATCCCTGCCCCTCACGCTGAGAGATCAACAATTATCTTTTTCCAGTCAATCAGAAATGATTGATTGGTGCAATCACAGTCAACCTTCGGGTTGGCTGGAAGGAGATAACATGAAAATAGTCAAGATCATTTATTTCTTGTTCGCCGCTCTTTTCAATATTCTAGTCAAGGGGGAGAGAAATGTATAGTGTATTACCACAAAGGCTCGTTCTGACAGTCAAGCAGATCAGGGTGGGTGCGCCCATCCACTGCAAGCGCTGTAAGAGCAAAGATGAGAAGGGGGTCATCTCTCTCATCCTTCGGGACAACGCCGGCTACAAATGCCAGTGCCAGTGTGGGAACATGATGTATGTTTCCGCCGGAGGACGGATCACTTGAACGCATGGCTAGCGTCCAGTTTTTTCTAGGGATTTTTGCTGGCAGATAAAAAATCCCTTCTCAATTAGTCAATTAAACTCATTCTTATAAGAAATAATTATAGAAATATATGAGTCTAGATTTTAGCCTTGAATATGAGTGTGATGGAAATAAAATTGAAGTATTTGATAGAAATATTACACATAATTTAGGAAAAATGGCTGCACAAGCTGGTATTTATTTTGCTTTATGGAGACCAAAAGAAAAAGGTTGGGAGAAAGGAAAAGATATTATCGAAACACTTGAAAAAGGGTTAAAAAAACTTAAAGCAAAACCTGTCTTTTATAAAAAATTTAATGCTGAAAATGGATGGGGTATGTACAAGTATTTTGTTCCTTTTGTCGAAGAGTGTTTAAATGCTTGTAAAGAATATCCCAATGCAAAAATAATTGTTTCACGTTAAAAGGAGCCCAACGATGAAAGTAACAGTCAAGACTAAGGAGCCAGAGGTCGTTATTTGCCCTCTGTGTCGTCGGCTAACTGGGTGGAATAAGAAAATGCTCGTGTTCAAACTGATCACAAAGGAGTGTGCAGAAGGCGAATGTGAACCCATCAACCTGAGCATGGAACTGTGAGGAGGTATGTATCTCTCGGTCTGCTCGTGCCGAGTTACCAATGCGAGCCTTCCTTACCAATAAATTTATGAAATATTTATCATTATTCTCTGGCATTGGAGGTTTCGAGCTAGGAATTGGAGGCAAAGCAGAATGTATCGGATATTCTGAGATAGATAAATATGCAATCCAAATATATGAAAAACACTTCCCAACTCACACTGCCTTTGGAGACATCACAAAAATCGAGGCAGCGACACTACCGAATTTTGATCTCTTGGTGGGTGGGTTCCCGTGTCAATCCTTCTCTATTGCTGGGAAACGAGGAGGGTTTTCTGATACGCGTGGTACGCTCTTCTTTGAAATCGCTCGGATTGCTCGGGAAAAACAACCACGCTTTTTACTCCTTGAAAATGTCAAAGGGCTTTTATCTCACGACAAAGGACGTACGTTCTACACCATCATCTCCACGCTTGATGAATTGGGGTATGACTGTCAATGGCAAGTGCTTAACAGCAAGAATTTCGGCGTCCCACAAAACAGAGAGCGAGTGTTCATTATCGGACATCTTAGAGGAACGCGTAGACCCCAAGTATTTCCTTTCGGAGAAGATGACAAAATATATCCTATCAACAGTAAAGGGACAAAATCAAAAACCAAACATACTTTTTCAACTATAGCGACCAACACAAAAAGAAAAGAGAGTAATTATATTAGGCAACCACTTCGATTCCTCACAAGAAACCAAAAGAATATAGAGGGTGATTATTCCTTCACAGTGGATGCGAGCCAAACGAGCGGGATAAGAAAAGGTGATAAAATTCGCAGACTAACTCCCACAGAGTGCGAGCGATTACAAAGCTTCCCGGACGACTGGACCGAGGGCGTGAGCGACACACAGCGCTACAAATGCCTGGGAAATGCTGTGACGGTGAACGTGGTGCAGGCGATTATAGAAAAATTATTGTAATCATTATGAGTTTTTGCACTAAGAGATCCTACAAAAAGAAAAAAGACGCGGTGACAATGCTGAATTATGCGCGCAAAACAAGATACCGGAGGAAGAAAATACCGATACGGATATATAGATGTGAGAAGTGTGACGCATGGCACTTGACCAGTCAAGAATCTCACAAAGACGAAAAATGGCCCTGGAAATAAAGGGGCTTTTTTTATCCATAGATTGATATAGTTATCCACATATTGCACGATTGTACTATTGCATAGTGTGTAAAGATTGTGTATACTTTGTGCAGAAAGGTCGGATACTTTACTTATATAATAAATTGAATATGACAAAAAATATAGTCATAAAAACCGAAGGAGATTTGAAACTTGTACTACACAATGAGTACATGAAACAGATCAAAAACTTTTTCGGTGACGACAAAAAAGCAATGAAATTTTTGTCTTGCGTAATTGGCGCGGTACAGAAGACGCCGAAACTTCTTGAGTGTGATGGTAAAAGTCTCGTGAACTCTTTTATGAAGATGGCACAGCTCGGACTTATGCCGAGTGATGTGAGCGGCGAGGCGTATGTATTACCCTACAAAAACAAAGGGGTGCAGGAGGCACAATTTCAACTCGGATACCAGGGTCTTATTACTCTATTCTATAGGGCAGGAGGCCAGCGCTTGCGTGCGGAGATCATCCGCAAAAATGATACATTCTCTTATGAGAATGGAGAGATCAAACACACCGTCGACATCTTCAAAACAAAGAAGCAGAGAGGTGAAGCGGTGGGCGCGTATGCCATTGCTACTCTTGCGAGCGGTCACGAAATTGCTCACGCAATGAATGCAGAAGATATCCTCGACTTTGGGAAAAAATTCTCAAAATCATTCGGATCAAAATATACACCATGGGCAGAAGACAATGACCCGGAATTGTGGATGTGGAAAAAGACGGTGATGAAGCAGCTCGGGAAACTGTTGCCAAAAAATGAGACGATCAACCGTGCCATTGCAGAAGATAACGAAGAGAGCCGAATGAGTGATCGAATAAAAAAAGCAAGCGAAGAGTCCGAAGGTTTGAAAATCAGCGACATTGTCAAAGATCAAGACGAGCCGGAGTCGCAGGAAGGCTTGATCGAGGATGATGCGGAAGAACCGCCAGAGGCGGAGTGTAATGGTTGTGCTGGTCCGATATCAGAAGAGGAGAAAAAATACTCACTTGATAAATTCGGGAAATCTCTTTGCAGAGGTTGCCAGGAAGGCCAATAATATATGACTAAGAAACTAAACAAAGTCCCGAAGGTCAAGAAGGGTGTAATGAGATATCGGTCTAATAATTTTCCGGTGAAATATTACTCGTATTCATCGCTAAACCTCTTCGCAACTAACCCCTTGATGTTCAAAATTAGATATGTCAACCTTGACCGTATAGATTCCACGAGAAGCATATCTGGTGTAATAGGTACCGCCTTTCACAAAGCAATGGAGGTGTACTTCGGTGGAAACCCGGACATGAAACCGAAGGATGAGGAGGATGCGATCAAACTCGGGCTTGAGACCGGCATGGATTTTCTGAATAAATATCAAGAGGGCTGGATCGAATATTCAAAGACAGTTCCGGCAAAACAAAAAGCGCTCGAATTATTGAGCTTCATGTACACCTCATACGTGAAGGAGAAGCCACACAAGAAGGATGAAGAGCTTTTAGGTAGTGAACTTGAGATAAGTGTACCCATAGACATAGAATGGCGCGGAAAAACGCTCGTATTGCCGATCCCGCTCAAGGGGTTCATGGACAAAGTGATTCGTGTTGATGGGAAACTCAAGATTGTTGATTATAAGACGTGTCGATCTTTCTCGAACCCGGACAAAATTGATGGCAGGAAAATGCTGCAGGCGATTCAATATTATTTTCTTGTGTACGCATATTTCGGAGAGGAGCCATACTCAATGATCTATGAAGAGGTGAAGAGCTCAAAAAATAGAGACGGAAGCAAACAGGTGAAGGAATACGAGATCGTATTTGCGGAAAATGATTTGTATTTTGATTTTTATTTGCGCTTATATGATGATGTAACGCGTGCACTAGCAGGCGAACAAGTCTATGTACCGAACCTTGATACCTTTTTCGATAATGAGGTCGGTATCATATCGTATATTCACCGCCTGGACATGTCAGAAGAGCAGGCGCAGATGATGAAAAAACACAAGGTCGATAATCTCACAGATCTACTCAAGCAAAAGATACAGACAGCCGGAAACATGCGACAGCTTATGAAGACGGTGGAAACAAAATTTGTATCTGCGAAAAATCTAAACTATAGTCGTATGAAAAACGAAGAAAAAATCACAACCAAAATGATGGAGCATGGTATGATGATCCAGTTCCATGACAAGATAGAGGGCGCGACTGTTGACTTGTACCGCTACACGCCATCTATAGGGTTGAAAATGAGCCAGCTCAAAAACTATGCTGCAGACATAGAGCAGGTACTCGGAAAAACGGGCATCCGAATATTGGCGCCGATACCAAACTCGACAATGATCGGGCTTGAAGTACCAAAGGACGAGCGATATTTCCCGGCGCTTCCGGAAGCAAGCGGGGATTTCAATATAGCGATAGGTCAAACAATTCTCGGAGAAACGAAGCGCTTTGACTTGAGAGACGCTCCGCATTTGTTAGTCGCCGGCGCAACCGGAAGCGGTAAAAGTGTATTCTTGAACAGTATGATTGAGCAACTTGCATGTATTGATAATATTGATCTGCATTTGTTCGATCCGAAGATGGTCGAGCTCGTACAGTACGAAGACAAGGCAATGCAATATTTCAGCGATCATGTTGAGATCAACGAAGCCCTCGAATACTTGGTCCTCGAGATGGAGGAGCGATACGAAAAAATGAAGAAAATAAAAGCCCGTAATATTGAGCAGGCCGGCAATATGAATTATAAGTTTGTGGTGATCGATGAGTTCGGAGATCTCACAGTCAACAATGACAGGGTACAGCGTAACGTATTGCTACTAGCACAGAAGGCTCGAGCCGCCGGTATCCATATGATTATCGCCACACAGAGGCCGTCTGTCGATGTGATAAGCGGTACGATCAAAGCGAACTTTCCTACAAAGGCAGTTTTCAGAGTAGCAAAAGAGGTGGACTCTCGCGTCGTTCTTGATATGGCCGGAGCAGAGAAGCTCGCCGGGAAAGGTGATATGTTATTCTCAAGCGAAGCGGGCATCGAGCGCCTGCAAGGCTTTAATATTTAGTCTTATGGAAAAAGTACCAAAACAAATTATAAAACTTGAAATGTTGGTCGCGGACATTATGGATATAGATATTCCGGGGATGAGGTCTCCCAATAGAGAAAAATTGTGTTCAGTCGCACGATCTATTGTTTGGTTCGTTGCACACAAAGAGCTAGGATATACATCTACATTTCTCGGAAGGCTTTACAACAGACACCATTCTACAATTTTGGCAGGAGTCAAAAAAATAGAAAAAATTCAAAAATTGGAGAATGCGCAAACATTGTTAAAAAACATGAAGAAGGAAAATAAGGATATTTTCGAGCTTATTTTTCCTCTCTAGCTTGTGGATAAGTATGTGGATAACTTGGGGGTAAAATTTTAACGCCATTTATTATCCCCATTTCATCCCCTGTTTATCTACAGCCATTGTGGATAATTTCGGGGATTTGGGGATAACAAAAAAACAAATTGTCTCAAGTAAAACATCTCTCCGTACACAATGTTTACACATGTTATGTACTCTATCCACAGGCTCTACTACTACTACTATTTATATAAATAAATATAGTAATAATAGTAGAGCCTGTGGATAAGTCATCAAATTTATATGAAAAAAGAAATATTACACTTCACCATTCAAGGAGAGCTCACGGAACTAAACACATACACCAAAAAAAATAGGAGTAGCAAATTTGCCGGGAGTAAAATCAAAAAAGAGGAGACCGACAGGGTCGCGCTCGAGGCGAAAGCAGCAAGGATCAAGCCGGTGGTGAATTATCCGGTATTTATTCAGTACCGCTGGTATTCAAAAGACCGAAGAAAAGATATAGACAATGTGGCGTTTGCAAAGAAGTTTATAAACGACGGCCTTGTAGTTGCGGGTGTGCTCAAAGATGATTCGAGGAAATGTGTGCGTGGATTTTCAGATTATTTTTTTATCGACAAAAAGAATCCACGAGTGGAGGTCTATATAATTTTTGAGGATATGTAGAGTTATCCACGGCACACTATTGCGTAATCATACAAACCATGATAACATGGCAATATATGAAAAATGAAAAAACAAAGCAGAAATATCGTAGATCTTATTCTATTGATGTGAAGTCTGCTCACAAACTAGCAAGAGCATCGTTTGAGATGACCGAAAGGCTTGTGAGTAAGACTGTAACACGTCAAGATATTCTCGATGCTCAAATTGAGATTATGGTCACAGACAGAAAATACTTTGAAAAAGTATTTGCCTACATCAAGAAAAATAAAAAATAGGTATGTCAGATTCAAAAACAGTCGCAACAAAAAACCTTTTTGATTTTGCTGATATTTTAGAACGGCTCGGTATACCTTTTTTTCTTGAAGGTGGCACACTTCTCGGTGCATATCGCGATGGTGATTTTTGTCTCGGTGATGAAAATGATATTGATCTTGGATCGTATGCAAAATATCAAGATAGGATCCCCGAAATAATCGAAGCAGCGAAAAAAGAAGGATTCAAACTGTATCACCACTGGACAGGAGATCCACGGGCGCCGGGCAAAGCACAAGAGATCGCCATTGTCCGTGGTACTTGTTTGATTCCAGAGTTATCAGTAGAAAAACAGATGAAAATAGACTTGTTTTTTTATGAGGAAAAAGAGGATAAAGCATGGACTTGCGTATACAAAAAAAACAGATGCACACCGCGCGTCGTACCATTGGCAAGTATCAGAGACCTCGGAATTATTGCTTTCAAAGGACGCCCATTCAATAGACCCGGCAACATAGAAGCCTACCTCGAGCACACATACGGCGACTGGAAGACTCCAATACACAGGAGAGATTATAGCTGTTATAATCCGGATCAACTCAAAGCATTACAACCTGATTTTAAATTTTATGAAAAAGGAGACTCTGATTTTTAACGCCGGAATTTATGATCTCATGCACAGAGGGCATTTGAATCTTTTGCGCAGGATGAGAGAACGATCCGACAAATTGGTTATCGTCATACACGATGACAAATCTTGTTTTGAAATCAAAGACAAAATACCGATTCAAGATCTAGATCATCGCATAAACAATCTCACCATAATCAATATACCGGACGAGATTTACCCTGCATATACTGCGGATCCGGCAATGATATTCGCAAAGATCATCCACAAATACAGCGATGAATATGATTTAATTTACATGCGTGGCGATGATCTTGTCGATGATTTTCCAGGAAAATGGCAGCTAGAGGAGCATGGCATAAAAATCGAATACCTACCCTACACAAAAGGCGTGAGTAGTTCGCAAATTAAAGATTCACTATGAATAACAATATGCAAAAACTACAAGAACTCAGAGAGATAATAATTAAAGCGGTTCCTGATATTGTAGGAAAAGAAGACTGTCCTTGTAACGGATGGAAATATGTAATAAGAACTGAGTGTAAGGAATGCAGAGGGCTTGAGGGCTTTAGATTAAAATATAGAAAAATCCGCCTCGTAGATGTTTTGTTGGCTGTAAAAAAGATAGGATATTCATCTACAGAAAAATGGAGACTTCAAAAAGATAATGTTTTTAAATTGGTAGAATTATGGAACCTCAAAAAAAACGATCTCAATAATCAATCAGAAGAAACTATCAACTTTTTACACGGATTATTAAAATAACTATATGTTCAAAGACACACCAGAAGGGACAACCCATCATGAGCATGATGATTGCAATGATGGAAAGGGTCATCCTATGCCCAAACAAGACATGTTAAAAGGTTCGATGCACTTTGGGGAGGATACGACCCAAGTGAAGATGCAGATGGGTTGGATAAAAAAACCAAAGACTTTGTAGTCCAAGAAATAAAAACAGCGTTGATAGAGGTTTTAGACGCAATAGATGAATATGTTGAAAATAATAAAATGTTAGGAATGGACGACAAGGCTGACATTGAGAAATATATAGTAGGAATAAGAACGAGACCAAGTGGCTGGAATATAAACAAGAAGACTAACTAATAAATATATGGAAGAAGAAAAACTTTCTGGAACATCAACATGGACAATGTGCGATCATTACGGCTTTTATTTCAAGCACTGGCTAAAAACACTTTTTGTCTGTACTAAGTGTGGAACAATTCTTACAAAGAGACAAATATCTTTTTACAAAAGGTACAACAGCCCAGAGGAGACTAATTAATAAATATATGACGATTATAATGTTGCTTGTCCTCCATCATATCGCCGACGTTTGCACACAGCCCTCGTGGCTTATCGAAAACAAAAAGAAATATTCGTTTGCTATTTTTGAACACGTGATGATCTATGCCGGACTTATTGGCGGTGCGTTCTCACTCTTTTTTGATACTGGTATTTTTGTTTTCTTGTGGTTTTTTGTAGGCCATTACATCACCGACTTTATAAAATATCTAGTCTTGCCAAAGATGCACGGAGGAGAGCACAAATACAAATGGATATACTTAGACCAGGCGGCTCACTACGCACAGATTTTGATCGCCTTTTGTTTTTTTATATAACATATGCAAGCATACGAACGCATTGACCGTCGCAAAATATTCGACGGGAAGACAAGGGATAGTCACGAGATACGCTATCGAATGGCTAGACAGTTTATCAAGGACGGTGACATTGTTCTTGATGCCTGCTGCGGGACGGGATACGGGATCCAGTTTTTGAAAACCCCAAAAGCTCTGGGCATGGTTCGGTGGATAGGTATAGACAAAAAACCAATACACGCCGATATCTCAGAGTACGATTTTGAGAGAGAAGAGAATATTGAGATTGAGCCGTTTGATGTATTTGTAGGACTCGAATGTATTGAGCATCTCAATCATGTTGGTGTTATAAATTTTGTAGGGTTGGCAAAGCAGGCAAAAAAATACATTGTTATTTCGACGCCCATCACACCAAACAGCAACCCTTTTCATGTGCAACAGTTTACACGAGAGGCTGTCTTGACCATGTTTAAAGGCGGGGGTTGGGAAGATTACGCATATTTCGAGCAAGATGAAATATACGGAATATTTATTTTTAAAAAAACAGTATGAGCAATGAAATAAAGCTCGATATTGGGTCGGGTTGTGCAAAAAGAGAAGGGTATGTCACGATCGACAAAGACCCGAAGGTAGATGCAAGTTATTGTATGGATATTGAAAATTCAGAAGATCAAAATATATTGCTATACAAAAAACCTGTAGCAGAAATAAGAGCCTTCCACATCCTCGAGCATCTCGATCCTACAAAGAAAGTAGAGATGATGAAATTATTTTTTGATCTTTTGACGCCTGGCGGGATACTTCATATCGAAGTACCTATCGCAGGCACAGAGCAGTTTTGGCAGGACCCGACGCACATATCAGGGTGGACAGCACGAACATTCTGGTACTTCACAAAAGGCAATAATTTCGGGGAGGCATTCGCAAAAAGAAATAGTGATGCACGACTCTTTGAGAAGATCGAAGACGAGACACGTGACTGCTGGGCGTATCGAATAATGTTTAAAAAACCACTCGTATGATAAGCGTTATATCCGTAGATTTTCATAGTGGACCATTCAAGGATATTCTTATTGATTCACTCAAGAGAAACGCAGACCCAGACGGCCCCGAGTATGAAGTCTTGATCCACGACAATGGTGCAGGCGAGAATATGGGCCATGCGAACGGTGTGGAAAGACTCATTGTGCAGGCCAAATATAACACGATCCTTTTGCTAGATATTGACGCCCATGTCATGCTTCCGCATTGGAATACAATATTGATGCAACGGAAAAATGAGGAGTGGGAAAAGGGCGTGCGTCTTATCGCCGGAGACGGCGGAAAATTGAAGCCGGTGCGTCCATGCGTGATGATGTTTGAACGAGATTATTTCACAGAAAACAAGATGACATTTTTGTCAAAGAATGTGGAAGGTGCGAAATTTGACGTGGGCGTCCTATTCTATTTTCAAGTATTGAGCAGAGGGGACGACGTCGGTTTTTTCACACATGCAAAGAGCAGCTATCCGGACACGATAGGAAACGATTATTATTTTGACGGCAATCCTTTCGTTTTTCACCACTGGTATGGTACGAGATGGTTTAACCCAAAAGGAGAAAGGGTGCATGACAAGATCGATTCGCTCACGTGGGAAAAGTTCAAGCAGTCTCGAGATTCACTTATTTCACAATTATGAAAAAAGTAACTGCGATAGTAATCAGTTTCCTACGTCCCGGATATACAAAAGCGTGCATCCGGTCTTTGCGTAAAACGTACCCAAAGATCAGAATCATAGTCGGTGAAAACGGCAAGAAGGATATCGGCCTTGCGCAGGTATGCAACGAGGTGAAGGCGAGATATGTGATGCTACCGTTTGACTCCGGTGTATGCGTAGGGCGTAATAAATTGCTCGAGCTAGTGAAAACAAAATATGTACTTGTTGGGGATGATGATTTTTTCTATACCGAAAAGGCCGGAGTGGACAAGATGAAAAAGTTTCTTGATAAGCACGGGGAATACGATCTTGTCGGTGGTCGTGTGACAGTGGGCGGTGTGCTGCAAAATTATCAAGGTTATACAAAGAAAGTAGACAGGCATTTTGAGAGTACACCTATCGATCCGGAGACAATAAAATATCAAACAGATGATATAAGATATTGCCAGGCAGATTTGACCTTCAATTATTTCGTTGCAAGAACGGAAAAAATAAGACCGACACCGTGGGACGAGAAAATCAAGGTCGCATACGAACACTATAGCTGGTTTTATGACTTCAAATGCGCCGGTGGCAAGGTAGCGTTTTCTCCGAACCCTGTCGTCATACATAAACCCGAACATGTGAACCCGGAATATGCTGGGGATTATGCGAGTTTCCGGAATAGAAAAAGTGACCGTGCGCGCTTCTTTCAGAAATATGATATCGATTATTCAATCGATATGCGCGGGCATATCAGCTATTCGCCGTTATATACAAGGAAAAAAGAAATAAATATGAGAGCGACAAAATACGTTGACTTTTGCATCACCACATTCAAGAGACCCAAAGCATTGAGACGCTTGCTTATCTCAATCGCAAGGCATTTTCCGATGGCAAATGTTTATGTGGCGGATCAAAACGAAAAACTAGATCGTGTATTCTATAAGAAAATGCGAAGAGAGTTGGAGAAAATAGGGTTATCAAAGAGGCTTTTCATTATAGATTTGCCATATGACTGCGGGCTTGCACATGCAAGAAATTATCTTGTTTTGAACACACCAAACAAATACAAATTGATTCTCGATGACGACATGGCTTTTACAGAAGAGACGGATATCGGAAAAATGGTCACGCTACTCGATCAACATCCGAAATGTGGTATTGTGGGCGGTATGGTTAAGCAGCTAGGACACGAAATACATTTTGAGTTCTCGCTCGAAATCATAGGAAACACTATAATGCACACACCGGACGGACAACCCACTAGGGATTTTGAAGGCATATCGTACAGAAAGACCGGGTGTGTATTGAATTTTGCTATGATGAGAAAAGACATGTTCGGATATATTCAATGGGATCGCAATTTGAAAGTCACCGAGCATACGGATTTTTATTTACAGATGAAAAAAGTGCCGATGTATATACTCTATACGCCGGATGTGGTAGTCAATCATCCACCCGTAGAAAAAGATGAGCAGTATTCGGAATACAAAGCCTTGCGCCAAAGAAAGGAATTTATGGTCAAGATGCTCAAAAAATACAAAGTCACCCGTGTCAAATATCTCAATGGACAAGTCACAGAGTTGATGCCAGACGGCGCACTCAAAAGATACAAAGAGCTGCCAATACAATAGAAAAATATTATTTATTAAGCTATACTAAAAGCATATGGAAAAACAAATCACAAGGGAAAAAATAGATCACATCCACGTTCTCATGGACAGTATCAAAGAGGCGTCAGAGCTAGCGTCAGAGCTTTTGAGGACAGCCCAGGACAGGGGAAACGATATCAAACATAAGATGAATCGCGAAGGCCAGGAAATAGAGATCACCGAAAAGGTTATGTGGGAGGAAGTTTTTTACCACCCGAATGGTCCAAGCTGCCAGTCTGGGAAAATATTGAGCAAGAAGTATCCAGAATTATTCAAAGCCTATGCGGACCAAGAGAAGCTTGCAGATGAGCTCAACAAATATTGTATTACAGAGATCGGAATCGATTATAGAAAAATGAGCCTATCCGATTACATGAAGATAACGGACGGGATATTTGATTTGAAGATGAAGGAGATGACAAAAATAACAGGAGGAGGTTCATCATCATGTGTCGCCGGACCACCTGCACGCAAAGAAAAAAGAAAAGGCTTCATGGAGAAAATCATGGAGAGTCTAGGGAGATAAACAACGGTCCGCCGTTATGGGCTATGTAGTGAATATGGACAAATTGGTGCAGGATGTTGCGGACGCGCATGTTGATAGCATCATTTGGGGTTAGCGCCCGAGGCGAACCGCGCAGGGAGATCACATCAAACGCGCAGGTATCTAGTACATATACATAAATGACGTTATGATAAGCTGCATTTCGGTCTCACTCCATATTCACTACATAGCCCATAATATATTTATACATGAAGAATTTTGAAATTTCACAAATAAAAACATACGGAAAAAATGCAAAGAAGCATACCAAAAAACAAATTGAGCAGGTAGCGGCGAGCATAAAAAAATTTGGTTTTAATCAGCCCATTGTAGTAGACAAAAACAATGTCGTAATTGTTGGTCATGGTCGTTTAGAGGCCGCGAAACTTCTAGGGTTGAAAGAAGTACCAACTCTGACCGTAGAGCTTACAGAGGAGCAGGCAAAGGCGTATAGGCTTGCAGATAATAAGCTTAATGAGAGCGACTGGGATATGGGTTTAGTGATTGAAGAATTGAAAGAGCTTAATATACAAAAATTTGATATTGAGATTACGGGTTTCTCTATGGATTTGATTATTGAGCCAGAAGACAAGGACGATAAAGTGCCAGATGTACCAAAAGTACCAAAGGCTAAGCTAGGAGATATTTATCAGTTAGGAGAGCATAGAGTGATGTGTGGGGATAGTACGAAGATTGAGGACGTTGAAAAGCTGATGGATGGTAAAAAGGCAGAAATGGTGTGGACAGATCCTCCATATAATGTAGATTATACAGGTAAGACAGAAGATGCTCTCAAACTTGAAAATGATAAAATGAAAAACAGTAGTTTTTATGATTTTCTTTTTAATTTTTTCTGTTGTGCAGAACATATAATGAATAAAGGATGTCCAATATATGTTACTCATGCAGATACGGAAGGCATAAATTTCAGGAAAGCCCTCAAAGATTCCGGTATAGAACTCAAACAATGTATTATTTGGGTAAAAAATTCAATGGTAATGGGAAGACAAGACTATCAATGGCAGCACGAACCTATACTGTACGGGTGGAAACCGGGCGCAGCACATAAGTGGTATGGGATGTTTGATAAAACAACAGTCAATGAAACCAGTCGGGCTGATTGTAAAATTTTTGATGAACAGTAGTGCAGAAAGCAATATAGTATATGACGCATTCGGAGGCTCTGGATCAACACTCATCGCAGCAGAAAAACTAAAAAGAAAATGCTACATGATGGAACTCGACCCAAAGTATATAGATGTAATTATAAAACGCTGGGAGGATTACACCGGACAAACAGCAGTAAAATTATAATATGTCTGAGATAACTAAAAAAAAAGGGAGAGGGTCAGACAAGAAGAAAGATTTGAATATTCCAGAAAATGCAGGAAAGAAACAGGCCAAAAGAGATAAGAAGGGGCGTTTTTTGCCCGGCGCTTCTGGCAATCCAGACGGTAAAAAAAAGGGTACATTATCATTCAAAACAAAATGGGAGTTATTTATAAAAAAAATAGCAGAGCAGAATAACATACTTCCCAAAGACATTGATGACGAATTAATTGCGGTCGCATATCAGAAAGCACGTGGTGGTGACTATAAATTTTTCAAAGATATCCATGATCGTGTTTATGGAAAACCTCAAGAGAGCATTGACCACACAACCGATGGGGAAAAAATACAGACAAATCAAATCACATTTGTAAAATTCAACAAAGATGAATCAAAACGTGAATGAGGTATATTCGTCGCTGTTTCTTAATCAAGAGGCTAGATATTTCATCATCATGGGAGGTCGTGGAGCCGGTAGGTCCACAGCAGCCAGTCAATGTGCCGCAGCAAAACTCATGGGATCCGATTATTTCCGGTGCGCAATAATGCGCTTTGCTCTTTCTGATATTCGCAAATCTATTTTTCAAGATATACGAGATCGCCTCGAAGAAAATGAGGTAGACAATCAAGTCAAAATACGAGAACATCTTTTGAATTTTCAATATGGTGATAACAGAATCGACGGTATAGGTTTTCGCAAATCATCATCCGACCAAAAATCAAAGCTCAAGTCCCTTGCGAATTATAATACCGTCATAATTGAAGAGGCCGACGAAACACCGGAAGAAGATTTTATGCAGCTCGATGACTCACTTCGTACAAAAAAATCAAGTGTCAGTGTTGTAATGCTTCTCAACCCCCCGTCGAAAAATCACTGGATAATCCGCCGGTGGTTCAATCTGATACAGGCGCCAGGCGCGCCAGGCTTCTATATCCCACAATTAAAGGCGTTACACAAGAAAGATACCGTCTTCATCCACACAAGCTATCTGGACAACATACAGAACATCACAGCCAGCACACAGCGCAATTACGAGAATTATAAAACAACAAACCCAGAGCATTACTACAATATGATCCGAGGGCTTGTGAGCGAGGGCGCGCGTGGCCGTATCTTCACAAACTGGAAGCCGATATCAGAAGCGGAATACGAAGCACTGGAATATGACGAATATTACGGGCTTGATTTTGGCTTCTCAAACGACCCGACTGCACTTGTTGGAATCAAAGATCATAATAATCGTGTTTATTTGAGAGAGCTTATTTATGAGACAGGACTTACAAATCCCGATATATGCAAAAAATTAGATAGTGTGGGCATTTCAAAACAGGCTATAAATTATGCGGATAGTGCAGAACCAAAATCAATCAAAGAAATAGCGAGTGATGGGTGGAATATACAGCCGGCTGTGAAGGGCCCGGACAGCGTGCGTGCTGGTATTGATATGATGCTCTCAAAAGAAGTCTTCTATGTTGAGACGAGTAAAAATCTCATCAAAGAACAAGAGGAATATAAATGGGCGCTTGATCGAAACAAGAACCCGACGAATAAACCAATTGACAAATTCAATCATCTCATGGACGCCTCGAGATATGGCGTCTACTCGAAAAGCCAACAAGGCTTTATCGGTTTTGTATAATTGTGGTATAATATAAATACTTAAAAATCTTCAAAATCAATCTATGGATATCCGCAAATTTTTATCGTCCGCAGGAAAGAAACTGTCCGCGCGTATCAACGCAAAAAAGTATGTAGGCATTTTGCACGGTGGTGTACCTGTCAACTCTAGGACTTGGGGTTCGACAGATTTTATGAAGGCCTACGATATATCGCTCTACACAAACAGAGCTATCTCAAAACGTGCCGACAAGGTCGGTGAAATTGAGTTTTTATTGCAAGATAAAAAAGGGGATGAAATAAAAGATGATCCTATTTTTGCGTTGCTAAACAAACCAAACAAAGTTTTCACAGGTCCACAGTTTTGGTCTTTGTATCAGAAGTACATGGATCTTGTCGGTGAAGCATATATCTACATGCGATCTGAAAGTGAAATTTTTGAACCAAAGAGAGTGACAGAGATACACTTGCTTATGCCGACGGCAGTGACACACCAGAAGAACAAAGAGACCGGAGAGCTTGAATTCAAATACAGCACAGGGAATACCACTGTCACCTATAGTCAGGATGAGATTATCTATGTCAGAAATCCAGATCCAAAAAACCCACTGCGCGGACAGTCCATTTTGCAGGCCGGCATAAACGCAATCCAAACAGAAATACAAATATCGACTTATCACAGTCGCATTCTTGAGAATGGTGGAAAAATGGAGGGTGTTTTCAAATTCAAGACTCCGAATCTCACAGAAGATCAACTCACACAAATGAAAGACCGCTATCAAAAAGAATATGGAGCGGCCAAAAAAGCGGGGGTCCCTATGTTTCTTGGTGGAGATGCTGATTATGTAAATCTTGGCCTTTCACCTACCGAGCTTTCATATTTGGAAGCCAAAAAGATGACGTTTCAAGATCTCGCTATTTTGACCGGTGTGCCGAAGAGTATCCTTGCAACAACCGACGACGTAAAATTCGACAATGCAGACGCAAGCAAAGCGATCTTTTTGAGCGAGACTATTTTGCCACTACTCAAAACACTCACGATTTCGCTTGACAATAAATTATTTCCGGACGACAGAACTCTCACCTTCGTCGACCCTACACCGGAAAACGTAGAGCAGATACTCAAACAGGTCGAGTCTGGTATCAAAAATTACTACATGACGCCAAATGAAGCGCGTGCAGTACGTGGCCTCGATCCTGTTGATGGTGGTGATGATATTCTTGTACCGTTCAATCTCATGCCACTTGGTGAAGAGGAGGAAACAAACACAGAGAAAAGTATAAAAAAAAAAGAAATCAATCACCCACTGAAAGATGAAGGTGTCAGACGTCTATATTGGAATATGCAGATCAAGCGCATGACGAAGCGTGAGAAGTTATTTACTCGAGAGCTCAACAAATATTTCAAAGAACAATCAAAAAGAATCGTAGAAACACTACAGCCAAAAAAAACAAAAAGATTCAGAAAAAAGGGATTGGTTGATGAAGTTTTTGATCTTGAGCTAGAAATAACAATCGGAAAAGAAAAATTTATCCCGATTATAACGGAGCTTTTGAAGGACGCTGGTGTCGATGCGCTTGAATTGACCGGAAGCGAATTTGCTTTCAATGTCACTTCTGATATGTCAAGCTGGATTGATTCTAGATCTGCCATCTTCATGCGTTCGATCAATGAGACCACACTCAAGAAACTCAAAAAAGAATTTGCAGAAAGCCTTGTCGCCGAAGAGGGTAGAGAAGCATTGATCGGTCGTATCCAGACCACATACACAGGAATCAAGAAATCACGAGCTGCACTTATTGCCCGCACAGAGGTACACAATGCGACACAGTTCGGCACAATGGAGGGATATAAACAAGGTGGAGTGACAACAAAAATATGGGTTGCGGTTTTGGATTCTGCCACAAGAGACACTCACGCACAGGTAGATGGTGAAGAGAAGCCGCTCGATATGGCTTTCAGTAATGGTCTACTATTTCCAGGGGATCCGACCGGCCCACCGGAAGAGGTGATAAATTGCAGGTGCGTTATATAAAATTTTATGATATAATATCTTCATATGCCAAAGCTCAAAAAATACAAAGTCATACTCGACGGAAAAGAGTGCCTAGTAGAGAAAGGCCAAAAGTTACACGCATCTATTCCTGTAAAAGTAAAAAGTATCGACAAGGAAAATCATAGCTTGACTATGGTCGCATCCACGCAGGACGTTGATCGTCAAGGTGATACTGTAATCCAGGACGGATGGGATCTCAAGCCTTTCAAAAAAAACCCGGTCATTTTGAATAGCCATAATTACAACGATGCGACAGAGGTGATCGCTCGTGCTGAAAATCCTCGTGTTGAAGGCAAGGGCAAAAAGTCAAAGCTCATCATGGACTGGATTTTTGCAGTTGAAGAAAATCCAAAGGCAAAAGTGATTTTCGATCTATATGCCGGTAAATTTTTACATGCTTCGTCTGTTGGCTTCATCCCTCGAAAATTTGCAGAAGATAAAGAAGGCAATAAAGATTGGTGGACAATCGAAGAGGCCGAGCTGCTTGAAGTGTCCGCCGTATCAGTGCCGGCAAACGCTCGATCGCTTGCAAAATCCAAAGGTATTGACGTTGATATTTTAAAAAATAAAGATGAATCATATGCCGATGACGAAATTCCAGAAGGTGATAAAGTACCGTCTACTGATGGGGAAGAGCCTACCGGAGACGACGACGATAGTGACAAAGACGGGGAAGACGAAGACATTGAAGATGTTGAGCCAGATGCCGGAGATGGAGATGGTGAAGAGGTTGACACCGGGGAGGATGACGCCGAAGACGATGAGCCCGAACCTGTAGAAGAAAAGAAGATTGAGAAAAAAAGGTTTTCATATCGGCAGAAGGTTGTAAAAGCAATCAAGAGGATTGAAACAAAGAAGGCCAAAAAATTGAAGAGTATCGCCAGGATTATAAAAAGTCTCATTGACGACGAGATTCCTGGTGGAAATTTAGAAAACAAAACCAAAGAGCAAGTCAGAAAAAGAAAAATAAATCAGGCAATCAGATCTCTCAACAAAATCAAATAGCCATTCAGTGAAGCGATGATATTCGCATAGGTGAGTCCGAAAGCGGACTGCTCCCCAGACGATTTATCTGGAGACCATAATAACACCTATCATTTGTCGGACAGTCGACACCCCGTGCGACGGGTATCTAAAAAACATATTCAACGTATAAACATATTTCATATGCTTACAAAAATTCTCAAACGTATCAATGCCCTCTTGGATAGTGGTTTTGCTTCAAAAGAAGCGAAGGAAAAACTTGCTGCAGATGTTTTAAAACTGAAAGCAGAAGATCAAAAGGCAGTAGGCGAAGACGTAGAGAAAGTCAACGACTTGCCAGAGGACAAACCTGCGGAAGGCGACGAGGATAACGACGAGGAAAGCGACGATGATGTCGACGAAGAGGTAAAAACTCTTTTTGACCATCACGCAAAACGGGTTGAAAAATCTGTTAAATCCGAAGTCAAATCTTGGCTCGCTGAACAAAAGGATCTCTCGGCAAAGAATGCCGGTATTTACGAGCCTGCGATCAAGGAAAAGCGTAAAGCTCTTTCTGAACACATGCGCGAATTTACCAAGGCAATGCTTGCAGGCGACGACAAAAAATTGAAAGAGATGACGACTGATGCAACAGGTACACCATTTGCGGGTTATACCGTAGATAGTGAACTTAGCGCGGAAGTCCGTCACCTCGTCACAGTTTACGGAGTTGCCCGTCGTGAGATGATGGCGATCCCACTTTCAAAAGGTTCATACAAGGCTAACGATCTGGCGACAGACGTGACCGTGTACTGGGTTGATGAAGGTTCTGTCATTAAGTCGACTCAAGCCGTTCTCGGTCAAGAGACGCTCGAACTTAAAAAGCTGGGCGCTATCGTCACGCTTACAAGTGAGCTTCTCGAAGACACAGAGATCGATTTCGTTGCTTTCTTGGGTTCACGTGTTGCCGAAGGTTTTGCACAGGCAGAAGATCAAGCGTTTTTCATAGGTGATGGATCATCCACATATGGCGGATTTACAGGGCTGCTTATAGCATCCGATGTGAATGAAGTCACTATGACAGGTACTACATTCGCATCTATGGACGCAGAAGATTTGCTCGATATGATTGATGCGACACCAAGTGGAGCTCTTGCTAATGCAAAATTCTTCTACCATCGCACAATCAAAAGCATTCTTCGGAAACTCAAGTCAACTGATGGTATATATGTCTATCAGGCGCCGTCCCAAACTGGGCCATCGACTGTATGGGGATATCCAGAGGTTCTCGTTGAGGCGATGCCTTCAAAAACGGACACAGCAGTGGACACTTCTTTCGTACTCTTCGGAGACTTGCGAAAGGCATGTATTCTTGGCTTCAAGGCTTCCGGCCTCAAGATGTCAAGATTCAATGCTGGGGTTGTTCGTAACGTTGCAGACAATGCTGATATAAATCTCATCACTACAGACCGCGAGGCTGTACGATGGGTAGAGCGCACAGGTTACATCCGCATAATTCCGACTGCGGTCACAAAACTTACTACTGCAGCCTCCTCGGCGTAGTAGGTGCTCGATATAGTATTTTCACAAAGCGCCGGACTAATATAATGGCCCGGCGCTTCAATGAAAATGATATATGCTGTTTCAAGAAAAAAAAATAAAAGAAGGGTACTGGTATAGAGTTCAAGACATTTTCGGTGAAGCGGAGATCCGCGCAAACAAACAACTCGACAAGGAAACACTTGATGAGATCGTATCCGGACTACTCAAACTCGATATGAGCGCCGGTCTTATAGAGGGAAATGACAAGGACAAAAAGAGGGGTCTTGAAATAAGCTATCAATTTAAACCCGCTCCAATGTGGAGCGATGATGATGAGGACGACAAATGCGAAAATATACCTACGTCGACAAGCGAACCGGAGAAAGAATATATACCGACAAAAAGATCAATGACAAAGATTATAAGCTGGTTACGTCGATTCGTGGTAGCGTTCCTCGAGGCATTCAAAAAAGCATAAAAAATATTATTAAATTATAAACTTAAAAAATAAAACATATGCCTACATTCGTATGGGAATTACAAGGGGTATCCCCCACAACAATCGACGCGGCTGATATCGTACAGTTCGCAGGTTCAGGCGGTTTTGATACAAACATTGTAGTGGATGAATACAACGACACCACACACGTGAAATCTAGCGTCGGTGCAGACGATTCAGATGGAAACACGCCGAACAATGTCAAGTTTATTTCACAAGCAGGCGGTGGTGGTGGTGATAGTGAAGCCGACTGGGGTGACGGAACAGAAGATATCGACGCAATCTTGCAAGCGGAGTGTACCTTGAAAATCAACTTTTCAGATCCGTCAAGCGTCGCAATAACAGGTGCAATATTTTACGCATATGATGGTTCGACACCTGCTACTCCTCCGGCAAATGTGGATGTACGGGTCGCAGAGTTGGCCGACACGAACTTTACACAAGCAGAAGGCAGCGCTGCAGCTCTCGCTCTTACGGATCAAGGTGCATCGACTTCACACGATTATTATATCCTTGCATCCGCAAGTCCAGAGACGGTCGGGCTCAAAGATAGCTTTGCGTTCAGAATGGAACTCACATACAGCTAGATTCACTCACAATAAAACAG